ATCTGATTCTGTATAACTGCTAGCGTCACATGATGTTCCTGCTGTTTGTTATGCATTAGCCAGATAAAGGCTGCAAGCGGGGCCACTACCCATTTTAGTGCTAAGTCAAGTAGTTCCATTTAGTAGCCCCTAAGGTTGTACAGGCCAGGCCACATCCAACGGGAAGCCAGCCTGAGCAGTCACATCCCGCAATGCCTGACGATACACAGCCCACGCAGCTTGGTCTACAGGTGCATCTGCAACCTGCGTCCAGTCACATGCTGCAAGCAGTGCGTTACGCTCTGCACGGACCTGCTCTGCCGTGGGTGCTGGCTCAACGTAGGGTGCAATCTCAATACCCTGTTCAAGGATAGCCGCATAGTGACGGTTGCCAGCGTCAGCGGGGATTGACATCTGGACGCCATCGACCAGTGCGTTGATGCTACCCGTGGCGGTGAATTGTGCGTTTAGGATATTCATGTTCATGGCTTATAACTCCGCATCTGTTGTGTATCCAAAGTTCCATCTTGCACGGGAACCCGTCCCAACGTCAGCGGACTTGCTGATCTCAAAGTGGGCCGCGTCTGTATTGGCGAAGGCAACAATCCCAGAAGATACGTTTACGTTGCTCCCAAATACGTTCTGGTTGTTAATAGAAACCGATGGAGAAACACGTTTTGCAACCTTATACGGCACGGTCACACCCATCCGATAGTTAAGGTGGTCAATCTCAATACCACCCGTGCCAACCTCATAATACCGCTGACACAGCGCCAGTTCTGTCCCCACGGGCCTGCGCTCAAACGGTGTGGCGACGGAGCCTGCTTCGAGTTGGACTTGTGCGATGTAGATACTGTCACTGTTCAAGTTGGACCCAAAAGCGCCTTCCTTGATGTCAAAGGTTAGTTCCAGCCTTGAGTTCGCCCCGATGGTCTTTCCTGCAATAGAAGGGATGCTGACAGTAGCAGTAAACTTTTGCCAAGAAGTCGTCAGAGAAACGGGAGATGCGTTGGTGTCTACGTTAGCGGACCCGGCGAAGACTTGGGAGAAGCGTAGCCGAATGGCGCGTGTTGCTGATGCCTTGGCGTAAAATGAGACCGTTACTGTCTGACCCGCAAACGTGCGAACGTCCTCAATTTTCTGGCTCACGTTCCCAGCAGTCATCGTATAAGACGACCCCCGTATGCGGTAAAAGTAAGTAGGCTCGTTAGGCACATCTGTCTGCCCAACTGTGAACGCTTGACGGGATTGCGTCACTGTTCCAGAAGGACCTGTCACGTTGTGAACCCACCGATCAGCCAGATAGTCACTCCCAGAAAGACTCGTCCCCCGCTGCCAGATGTCAAAATTCCCGTTGATGATGGCGTTGCGACCTACAAATTGCTGAACCGCGTTAAGTTGGGAGGTAGTGGTGGTTACACCGTCAAGAATGTTAATCTCTGTTGCCGTTGCCGTAAGACCCAGATTCGTCAAGGCACCAGCAGCGGTAGATGCACCAGTACCACCATCAGCAATAGCCAAGTCTGTAATACCTGTAATAGTACCGCCAGTAATAGTTGCAGCACCTGTATGTGTACCAGCCGTGTTACCAGTTACATTACCGGTTACGTTACCAGTTACATTACCTGCAAGATTGCCAGAGAAGCCACCAGTGGTATGAATTACATTACCTGCAGAGGTCCAGCGATCATTAGCTTCATCCCATAGCCACGACACATTAGCAGAAGTACCACGCTCAATCTCAATGCCAGCACTCTGTGATGGAACACCAACTTCATCAGAGTTAAGCGTAACGATGCTATCAGCAATGTTTACCGTGTTACTATTCACTGTAGTAGTAGTACCGTTAACAATCAAGTCACCTCCGATGATAGCAGTACCTACAGTAGTGAGTGTACCAGGGAGTGTTACAGCAGAGGGCAAGCTAAGCACAGGGCTAACGCCTTCACCTACACCAGAAGTTACAGTGATTTGATTGGCAGTACCGCTAACACCAGCTACATAGTTACCCGTAGTGTCAGTACCTAGTGCTACAGAGTTTGGCTGTACAGTGGTTACGATGTTTACGTTAGCGGAGCCATCAAAGGACACAGAACCAGTAACGTCGCCACTCAAAGATACAGTACGTGCAGTTGCAAGCTTAGTAGCAGTAGAAGCGTTACCATTTACAGCACCTGTAAGGTTACCAGTGATACCAGTAGTAGAGCTAATGGATGTGAAGGCACCCGTAGATGGAGTAGTTGCACCGATAGGGGTAGCATTGAGAGAACCGCCAGTAATGGTAGCATTAGATGAGATAATAGCAGCACTAACAGATGTTGCGGCTACCGTAGTGAAGGTTGCAGCAGCAGGGGTAGTTGCACCAATAGTAGTACCATCTACTGCACCACCGTTAATGTCTACAGTAGCAAAAGTAGAAGTGCCGCTGGAGGTTACATTACCCGTAATACCAGCAGTAGAGGATACAGTGGTGAAGCTTGCGGCGGCAGGGGTAGTAGCACCAATAACAGTAGCGTCAATAGTGCCAGCATTAATGTCTGCGGTGTCCGCTGCAAGGCTGTCTATGTTTGCAGTACCATCAATCCATAAATCTTTATATTGCAGCGATGGTGTACCGAGGTCAACAACATTGGTAGTCTTTGGGTACAACTGAGAAGAAGTAACGATTACATCTTGTACTGGACCAAGCTTTGTGATAGGGGCACCGCTACCCGATGTCCCGTCATGCGTGTGGCCTGTGCTAGCATTGAAGGCACTTTGTACAGCGTTAAACTCGTTATCCAAGTCGTCAGCATTTGCTACTTTATTGTTTGCGATGTTATCTGCTGTATCAGCACGAGAGTAACCTGTCATTCTATTACCTTATTGTCTATCATTAGGCATAAACTCGATAATAGCAGCATCGAGTGTGTGGGATGGATTTGTTGAGTTGTCATCAAAGCGGATAGCAAATGTCTTGCCTGCACCAACTAGTTGTGTTACGTATACCTTATCCAGATCACCGCCGAAGGTGAAGTTACCCCAAGTAACACCAGGAGCACCCCATAGTGCTGTACCGCCACTAGTACCTATGATATCAAAAGTTGGTGGCTGGATAACTGTAGCATTGTTGATTCTGTTGAAGTCAAACTTAATTCCGCACTGTACATTAAATGTTCCAGTAGGACTTACGTAAAGCGTCATCTTGTATAGTGTTTTACGAATTTGTGGATCGGTAATAGGCATATAAGGAGATTCATAGATGGCGTTTATATTAGCACCGTCTAGGCTATTTCCACTTTCCATTGTGTACACATAACCGTCATCATTGGCAAAGTATATGGCCTCACCTGACGCGGAATACTTACTATCTACTGCATGTACCTTGAAGCCTTTAAGTGTGGACCACTCAATACGAGAGGCACCCTGATCACTAAACTTAGTTGCAAGCAACCCTCTATGGTTCTTTGGTGTATCGGATGGTATATAGGCAAACAGTCTATACTGAGCTTTACCACGAATGACCATACTTGTATAGGTATCTGTTGAATCAATGACAATCCTGGCATCCTTTTCGATGGGACTAGATGCAATCTCAAGAGCAAAGTCGTCGATACGATTTGTTGCACTAAGAAGCCTAAGACCATCTGGAGCCAGATAAATTATGTCGCCACCAATCTCTTGGATAGTGTCTCCATCAATACAACCAATATCTTCTGTAATAGGCTGCAGAACAAAGTCAGCAATGCTGTTACCCGTTAGCTGTAATACTTTATTACGAGCAAATACAATAAGTACTTCACGAAAGACTGCCATACCAGTTATAGTATGACCAATATCAATTACACCAGAACCATTGGCTGGGGTGAAGTCTGTATCAGAGTATGGAGCAGTAAATGTTAGCTGTGTACCCTTAGCATAAAAGATGTGATTCTTGAATGAGCGAACATACTTTGCACCTTGTACAGTAGCAGGGGCGGTTGTAATAAAGGTTAGGGTATTTGCTGTATCATTATAGATTGCTGGATAGTTTACGCCATCTACAAAAGCAACCTTATGAGTACTACCAAAGTTATACTCTGCTGTTGAAATCTTATTGCCTGGATTAGCTGCTGCACCAATAGATGTCCATACTGTACCTGTACCGATGTAATACTCTGTATTAGCACCGTTGTTGCGGGCAGCGATAACCTCACCAGCATTTAGATACTTGATTCCTTGAATATCACCTATACCTGGAATTATTGTTTCACTAAACTTAGTATAGCCTAGAACTTTGCGATAACCACCCTCACGAGCAGGTTCGTAGTTCTGCAAGACAGTTGCTGATCCTACTTTATTAATACCCTGCTGCAGAGGGCTTAGGTTACTTACTAGACCCCCCTTAAACTCAATGGGGAATGTTTGCCAAGCTGTAGGCATTATCTAATCCTTGTGTTGGAACCACGATTACCATTGCGATCAATTACAGTAGTACGCACATAGTCAGTACGATTGATAAAGATTGAGCGCATCTGTTTAATGCCATTCATAAACTTATCTTGCGTAGAAGCCGCATCCTGAGAGTTACCACGGAAAAGGTACGCATAGTGCATAGCTCCATCTACGATAATACTACGAAATACTTCTGGAATAGTTGGTACATCGTTATGTAGAATCATGTCAAATGGAAGTCTGTAGTACTCATAAACCAACTCATAGTCTTTATCTGGCGTTGGTACTAGGGTAAATTCCATGTTAGGAGTACGAGCTACAAGTTTTGGAACACCACTGTTTGCGTTAGTGTAGTTATACTCTGAGTCTATGTATTTGTCAAGATAATCTTCGTATTGAAGCACATTTAAATGCGATGTTTCATTACCAAGAGCTACATCCTTCTTAATACGGAAAGTGTTCATATCTACTGTTTTAACATCGGACGGGAATGTATAACGGGATGTGCCAGCAAGCAGAAACTCTTCTTGAGTAACGTGATTAAAGGGCCACTCATAAGCCTGATAGTTAATCTGACGAATAGCAGCGTTAACAGCCTCTTTAGCAGAAGCATAGAAGCCAGAGGCAGTAGCAAAGTTACTTGTGCTAAGCTCTACTTCATTAAGCCTACGATTAACATCATTTACTAGGCCAAGAAAGTCGTATGCCATGTTAGCGCTCCTTAATCATAAGTGTAACAGTGCGTTCTACTGTCATACCTCTACTTGTAGTAATCTGGCAATACATCTTGTATCTAGCGTTATTAGTACCACCGCTGAGTGTGATGGTAGATACAGTGTCACTACTATTGTCATCAACATTAATGATGCCGTTAATACTCAGAGGTGAGACAAGTGGCTGCTTGACTCCATCTGAATCATCAACGTACCAAGTAGATGATGTAATAGTTTCACCATCGTACAGAAAACGAGACCAGTCGATGCTATAGTCTAGTGTTTCATCTTTATCTTTGTTTGGCCACTTATAGCTCATAACACCCTCGTATTTCTATTTATAGTTTTATGTAGTGCTCTCATACTACAGCAGCTACGCTAATAGTACGAGATTCACCAAGTACATGTGGCATTGTTTTAATGTTAACAATACCTTTAGGTATAAAGATAGCCCTACTCTCACTAAGTACAATGTACGTACGCTTTACCGCATAGTCTGGGTTAAACGGACCCTTAATATGTGTATACGAGACTTCAACTTCTGGCGTAGCTACTGTTACAGAGTTAGCTGTAGCTATAATGTTAATAATAGAGTCTACAGAGGTAATTTGTGCAGCACCAGTATTAATATTACTTCTACCAAGTACTACATTAGGAACTACATCAACGCTGCCTACAGATACTACACCAAGCGTAATTGGGGTAGTGAATAGGTAGCATATTATAGTCGCATCTGTCGATGTTACACTAGTAGTATCTGCTATAATATTAGTGGATTCTAGTATATATGTAAGGACAGCAGATGCGTTACTTACAATAGATGGCACAGAAACAATAGTTGTTGATTGTAGTATGACATTAGGTACAACATCTACAGGGGCTACAACACATGCACCGCTGGTAATTTCGGCTGGAAGTAGGTTGTAGCTACCTGCCACTATTGTAGTGCCAACACTTGTAGCACCAGTAACAATCTCTGAATAATTAAATACGCAGTTAAATACCGTGTCTACTTGTGTTATCTCAGTGTTATCTACAGTTATGTCCGTAGATGCTGTTATAACATTCTGTACAACGTCAGAGGAGGCTACACTAAAACTACCAGAAGTTATAGCAATAGTGCTCAGGTTATAGATATATGCTACAGTAGGAGTAGTTACTACTGGTGCTGCAGAAGATATAGAGGATGATACAATTTTATCTATATTTAAGTCATTGGCGGTAATCGCACTATCATCACCAAGCGGAGCGGAGGCGAGTGGGGAAAAGCCAAGCATGTGTTACCTCAAGGTTTGGTGGGCCAGATGACCGAGTAGGGGAAACCCTCTTGCTCCGTTATATCACGAAGCGCCTGACGATACGATGCCCACTCAGGTGTCATGGTGTTGTCGCTCAAGGCCATCCAGTCGGTTGCTGACAGAAGACGCTCACGTTGGTTGCGGACATCTGATGCCTGTCTGTCGTATTCACCATCTACCCATTCGGCCTCTCTAAGATTTAACGCCGCTACTTCAGCTTCGTTTAACTGCACCATACTTCCGTTGACTATTTTGTAATTTGTCATTTGGCTACTCCGTAAAGTGATGCACTGCCATTAACGAAACTTCCTAGCAACTGGATTGAATTATTGCCTTGCTGCCCCCAGTAGCCACCATAATTTTGAACGATTGAGTTACCGCTGCTGCCAAACGCATTTACGGACTGCCCAAAAGTTGCTCGACGGTAATTTGCAGTGCTAGTCCTAGCTAAATCAATTATAAGAACGTAACCAAAAACCCCATACTTACCCGAAGAAGTGTTAATATTAAACTCGCTTATTCCAGTTGAACTGGTTAAATTTTTGTAATTAAGTCCATCATCATAGACGCCATCTATGCCGAAGCGCATGGTAACATTGCTGTAATTGGTTGATACATCTAGCATTAAAAAATATTGCGTGTATCCTGAAACCCCAGTAAACTCTATTGAACTAACCGAACTTGTGACCGTTGCTGTGCTAATTAAATTCCAAGCACCGCCACCACCGCCAACAGCAGCCCCATCAATCGCCAGGGAACCGCCCGTAGCAGAGATGTCATTGGTCTGATGATTGATGGTGACTGCCATTACACTGCAATGCTCCCTGCCATATCTTCCTGCGTCATAACCCAAGCGTAGCACTTGTCCATGAAGGATGCGCCGGATGATGCCTCAATCTCAGTCAGGTCAGCATGGTAGCGGCGGAAGTCCACCTCGCGGGTGTCATCGTTAGGCGTAGCAGTGGCGTAGCCAGCGACATCAATCATCACGGTGAACTTAGGGCCACCCTCACGCATACGGGAGATGCTCCCAGTCACGATACGGAAGTAAGCGCCAGCAAAGGGTGTGCCGTATTGGCTTGTCTCAAGGTTTAACTGAATAGCCATGTTGGCCTCCTTTAAATGTAGATGACTTCTGATGTGTCTAGGTTGCAAACCCACCGAATGTTAGTAGCTGCTGCTCCCGTGACTTCAACTTTCAAGCCACCAAGAGTTGTGTCAGCACTCAGAGTTACGCCGCCCCATGCAGGCGTGTTGTCGATAACAGTTATTGCTGAGTTGATTAAGCTGGTTGTTGCAGCGCCAGTCCCCCTGACAAGCAAACCTTCAACTTTGAATGCAACAGCGTCTGTGCCAGAGGCGTTTTGCTGTCGCCCCACAATGAGGCCAGAAAAAGTTGCCGCAGAGGCGTCTGGAATTTGAAAGAAAGTTTGGCTTGCAGCAGCAGCACCACCAGATGTCATTTGCGTTAATGTTGCGTCTGTTGTAGCGCAACTTAAAATATAACGCCCAGCCTGAGAACCGCCAGAAACATTGAATTGGTCGGAACCTAGCATCAAGCTATAGTCTGCTCGACCCGAAACTCTGCGACCAAAAGCTGTTGTGTAATCTGAACTTATAGAATGATCTCGCCCACCACCTACAAAGTTATACCGCCCCGTGACAATGCTGTCATATCCCCCGACAATAACTGAGTAGTCATTTGTGGCTCTATTTGAATAACCACCGATCACAACGCAAAATTGGTCTGCTGCCTCTGGATTATCACCACCTATGGCAACTGAGTATTGTGTTCCTGTGGCCTCTGCACGATCCCCTATTGCGACAGCGTGAGTTGCAGATGCAATCGCCGAATTACCACACGCAAAACTGTTTGCTCCAGTCGCTTTTGCTAACTCACCAATCGCCACCGAGTTACCCCCAGTAGCGCCATAGCTTGAGGAGTTGTTGGCTATAGCTGCTGCGAAAGAGTTGTTGCCAGAGGCGTATGAGCCACCGATAGCAGTCGCACCGCCAGCAACGGCTTGAGAGCCAGCGCCACTTGCAGCCGCACCGATAGCTTGGGATATTGAAGTCGTAGCCGTTGCTGCATAACCTATAGCCAGCGAACCTCCACCAGACGCCGTTGTGTTTGTGCCGATAGCAAAGGAGTTGTTACCTGTCGCATCAGCCCCGCTGCCAATCGCCGCAGAGTTTGTTGCTGTTGCCGTTGGCGCAGTAGGTGTAACAGGGTTCTCAGCGTACAGTTCAAGAACAGGCGGAATATCCTCAGCCGTAGCCGACACATACACCACCGCAGAGCCTGTCAGGGCAATTACTGCCCCAGCATTGCTAGACTCACTTACAGTGCGTGTAAGGGTCGTCCCAGAGGCCGTGTAGGTGCCTGTGCCGATCTCCCAGTCAGTGCCATCCTCGATGACGTAGCGCACCACATCAGTGTCAACCACGCCAGCATCAGCAAACGACTGGTAGCCGTCAACCACACTTGCCAAGCTGATTGTGCCTGTGCCTGTGGTGGCCGTGGTCATCTTTGCGCGGTTGACGAGTTTGGTCATGTGATACTACCTTTATACAGGGTCTGGAATACGTACAGTGAAAGAGGTCATGGTAAAGGTGTTACCAGTATTTACAGACTGGGATGCGTTAAGATCACCCGTTGCAAGCAGTCTGGAATTAACGGTATCAACAATAGCGAAGTGAGTTGCAGTGCCTGTACCAGTAATAACACCATTGGTGACGGCAGTGGAGCTTACGGCACGACCATTAGGAGTGCCATTAACAGGAGCGCCAATACCTGGATAGTTTGCACCAGAAGCATTACCTAGAGCGTTAGTAGAAGTTGCGGAAGCATATGTAGTTGGTTCGAGAGAGCACAGATAGATAGCATTGGCCTCTACATCCAATTTGCTAAGTGCTGCGTCCAAAACGTAGTCGGAAATAGTTGCCATGTAAAGCTACCCTTTTTTTTTTATAAAGGGGCTACCACGAAAATGTAGTAACCCCCCATAAAATGTTAAAGGCTGCAGCAACCTTGTATCACTGCAGCCGTATTATTATGCCAAGTTGTACTTAGCGGTGGTGATAGCCTCAGGACGCAGAATTTTGCGGCCATACAGGTGCATACCACGGATGATGTCAGCAAACGAGTCTGGGTCACGATAGGTCTCAGTCTTGTTGATCTGCTCAGCAGTAGCAACAGCCGAATCGTGGCCAGCAACGATAACACCGAAGTCAGTGTTCTGGTTTGCGGTACCCGTGGTGCCTGGACCCGAACCAAACTTAGGCAGGTTGTTCGAGATGTACACGCGGAAGCCGTGGAAGTTCGTCAGAACCAGACCGTTACGCAGAGCGCCAGCATCACCGAAGTCAGCATTCAGGAAACGCGAATCTTCGTCACGCAGAACTTCCATCATAACTGGGTCGATAACCAACCAACGGCCAGCCGAGTCTACGTTCTTCTGGTCGAGCAAACGAGCCATACGCGAAACCAGCATAGCAGGCGAGATGTACTCGGAAGGCAGGGCGGTAGCACCTGGCAGACGGGCAGCAACAGGGATCGAGTGATCGCCAGCCGACAGCGTGGTGATGTTGCCGAACGAGCCTTTGATGAGCTTCATGCCAGCCAGCAGTTCGTCAGAACCAGCGGTTGCATCAGCTTTGGTGCCGTTGACAGTGGTGTTCAAGGTGTCAGCATTGGTGTGCAGTGCCGACTGAGTGTAGCCCGACAGGTAACCCAGAACTTCTTGGTCATACTGGTCAGCCAAGCGGTAAGCTGCACGGTTGGTAGCCAAGTCCATGAAGTTGACATGCGAGTGTGCTTCTTCAATGTCATCAACTTTGAATGCAAAGTAGTTCGACTTGTCAATAACCAGCGAGAAGTCATCGTCCTGCAGGTCTTGAGCAGCAATCGTGGTGCCACGAGCGTATGCCGATACCGAGATTTCAGGCTCTTTGATGATGCGAACGGTGTCACCTTGTGCGGCGATCTCACCGAAGTAGTCCGAGTTGGTCACAGCTTGTGCGACGGTCTTTTTACGGAATGCGAGTTGAACTTTCTTCGAGTAGATTACCGACGAAAAGTTACCATTTGGCAGGTTAGTCCAGCCTGCAGCAGATTGAAATGCCATTTTATATTCTCCTATAGATGGCTTATTTGTAATGTTACCAATATGTGCGAGGGTAGTGTTGTTAATGCACATATAGTAAAAAACGAATGTTCCATAGGTGAGAGGCCATTACATATTGGGTGTCGCTTTAGAGGATCAGTCTAATTGAGGCCAATTGCTTTGGGTAGTCTAACATCTGATATTCGTTGTAGTTGCACCCACTGAGGTTGGCGTTTTAAGCGGC